TTCAAAAATCAAATGTACGAGGAAGATGAATGAAGTTCTTTGAACCCCTGCGTGATGACCTAATGGTACAGCAACAGATCAATAATGCTTGGGAACACATGGTGGGTGTTATCATGCTGAATCAAACTGGGCGCAAGCCAGTAAAGCTGACCTTGCCCGAATTTCTATATTGGTTTCCTAATCCTCATGCACTGCTACAAGCAGATGAGGGCTTTGTTAAAACCATCTTGGCACCCCTAGGCATGATGAATGTGCGCTATGAACGATTGGTGCGTATGAGCAAGGACTACTTGACCTGGGACGGAGATGATGCTACAATGTTATATGGTATTGGAAAGTATGGTAGCGATAGTTACGAAATATTTTTCAAACAGAACTATTCTGTAGAACCTACTGACAAAGAACTAAAACGATATTTACAAGAGGAAACAGAATGCCAAATTTAGTACCAATGGTTATCGAGCAAGAAGCTCGTGGAGAACGCAGTTACGACATTTACAGTCGACTATTAAAAGATCGTATTGTGATGTTGGACACGGATGTTAACGAACATTCAGCCAGTTTACTGGTAGCACAGTTCTTATTTTTAGAAAGTCAAGGCAATGAAGATATTAGCTTTTTTATCAACAGTCCGGGCGGAATGGTTACAGCTGGCATGGCTATTTACGATACTATGCAATTCATTAAGCCTGACATTAGCACCATCGTTATGGGCCAAGCCTGTAGTATGGGAAGTCTTCTTGCTACTGCTGGTGCTCCTGGCAAGCGTAAAATGCTACCCAGTGCAAGGCACATGATTCATCAACCCTCGGGCGGTGCTGGCGGGCAGGCCACTGACATGGAAATTCAAGTAAACGAAATCATCAAAATGAAAAAAAACTTGACCCAGATTTATGTAGATCATAATAGCAAGGGCAAAACGTTTGAACAGTTCCATTTGGCTATGGAACGAGATAATTTTATGAGTGCCCAAGAAGCCCTGGATTTTGGGTTGATTGACGAGATCATAACAAAACGTCCATAAAACACGGTATTTTTAGAAATCCATAGTACACTATAAATAGCTATGTCCAGGAGTGTACTATGGTCCAACTACCATTCGATTGGTCGGAATTAACCCGCAGTAATCTGTACTCTATGTTCTATTCACTCAATGGTGAAATAGTGGGCAAAGAGCTGAGCCCTAGTCAAATCCAAAAACGCATTATTCGCCACATAAAGGCGCATATTCCGCTTAAACTCAAAAAGTGCTTACACGCACCCACCACACCGGGCTTTGTTTTTATGGGCGGTGTTTATTACAGTGATTTGGACCGAAAACGTAAGCCAGCTATAGAAGTCAATTTCAACTATAATCCCACTGATCGAAAGTTGAAACTTACGCGGCACCGCTTTCAACGCATGGCCGTTAGATTTGCTGATGTTGTGCTACACGAAGTAGTACATCAACGCCAATTCCGTGCTAGAAATTTTAAGAATATTCCCGGCTATCAAAGTACAGCAGAATACGCCAAAGAGCGTAAGCGACAAGAGTACTATGGAGACCGAGATGAAATGGGTGCCCATGCATTTAATTGTGCATGTGAGTTACTCGATCGATTTGGTTACGATCCTACTACGATTGGCAAATACTTAGATTCAAATCAATGTCGTCGACATAAAAATTCTACTTGGAATGATTATTTGAAAGCATTTGATTGGAATCACAATCATCCAATTATACGCAGAATGAGAAATTTAATCATGCGTAATTTGGAAAATGCCTACTACGGCAAGCCATTTAAGACCACAAACCACTTGACATACTGATAATTACACTGTATAATATAAACTTATACAGTTAACTATCGGAGTAAACATGAGCGTTTGTGCTAGTCATATTTGGGATTTGGAAAGTCATCCTTCCCGTCTAAACAAAGAAGCCATAATTGAAGCCATTGCCCAGTCAGGCAATAAGGAATTTTTTGAAGGCTGTCGTCTAGCTCTTGATCCTATGATAACTTTTGGTATTAAACAAGTTCCGGAGAAAACAGATGAAGATGGTCCTAGTTTACCTTGGGACAGTTTTACTCTCGCTCTTACTGGCTTTGTCACACGTCAAGTTACTGGTAACACAGCACGTGATGTAATTGCCGCTATGATGAAAAGCGCCACTAAGAAAGAGTGGAATGGATGGTATCGACGCATACTGATCAAAGACTTGCGTTGCGGTACCAGTGAAAAAACAATCAACAAAGTAGTGGAAAAGAAATATGCTAGCTATGCTATTCCTGTATTCGGTTGTCAGCTTGCTCACGATAGTGCTAATCACGAGAGCAAGGTATCAGGCAAAAAACTTATCGAAGTTAAACTCGATGGAGTTAGAGTCATTACTATTGTACGTAGCGATGGTCGGGTGGATATGTTCAGTCGAAATGGTAAAGAACTTGTTAATTTTCCACACATTGTAGAACAGATTAGTCGTGTGGTCAAAACACACGGATCTAGCAACAATATGGATGTTGTACTAGACGGTGAAATTATGTCGTCTAGTTTCCAAGACTTGATGAAGCAGGTACACCGCAAGGACAATGTTGAAGCAGGCGATGCAGTTCTTAATTTGTTTGACGTTATTCCTTTAGAAGAATTTGAAAAAGGTTTTTGGGATAAGACACAAACTACTCGTAGCGATATGGTCTACTACTGGCACAAAACTTATAAAGACATGTTGCCTAATGTAGCAGTTGTTGGACACGAACTTGTTGATTTGGACACAGAAGCGGGTCAAGTTCGTTACAAAGAAATCAATGCCAAGGCCATTGAAGGTGGGTATGAAGGTATCATGCTTAAAGATCCCGAAGCACCTTACGAATGTAAACGTAGTGTTTCTTGGTTAAAATTGAAACCATTCATTGAAGTCAGTCTTACTGTGGTTGCCACAGAAGAAGGCACAGGTAAGAATGTAGGCAAGATGGGTGCATTAGTTTGTGAAGGCGTAGATGATGGTAAAGCTATTCGTGTTAATGTTGGCAGTGGCTTTACTGATACACAACGTGACGAGTTCTGGAGTTGTAAGGTCGACGGGCATGTTGTCGAAGTACGTGCAGATGCAGTAACACAGAATCAGGACGGAACTTATAGTTTGCGCTTTCCTCGATTCAAAGGATTCCGTGGATTTGCACAAGGAGAAAAATTATGACAGCAATTACTAGTGTTACTGCACAAAATCTCAAATTGTATCAGCAATCTGAAATTAGAAAATTGGATAAGCGCCACGAAGAATTAGTTCTAGAAGAACGTCGTATTAAATACGAACGAGAAATCAACGAAGAAAAAAGAATTGAAATGAACCGGCGATCGAATCGTCCGGGACAAAACATAGATAAGATAGCATAAGGAAAAACATGACAAATATTTTTACAGACCAAGAAAAGTTTATGAAGGCTTGCGACCAGTCGGTGGGCGAGTTTAATGTTAATCAACTCAATATGTATTTGGGATTGATTAAAGAAGAAGGCGATGAACTACAGGCCGCTATTGTTAAACAAGATAAAGTTGAAACACTAGATGCACTAATAGATATCCTAGTAGTCACTGTTGGCACACTACATAGTCTTGGAGTAGATGCAGAAGGTGCGTGGAACGAAGTCATGCGTAGCAACTTTGCTAAGATCGATCAAGAGACAGGCAAAGTTACCAAGCGTGAAGACGGTAAGGTGTTAAAGCCCGAAGGTTGGACACCTCCAGAATTGAAACAATTTATCAAGGAGTAATATATGTTTGGAAACAATTATTCAATGGATGGCATTATTAGCTATCGAAGTGCAAGTGAAGTTAACGAAGCAATGGGTCGTGTCTACGGATACATGGGCCTTGCTACACTAGTCAGCATGATAGTCAGTTTCTTTGTTGGGACTAATCCAGAACTTGTAAAGTTTTTCTTTACAGGTGCAATGCATTGGGTTGTAATGTTTGCACCGCTTGCGGCAGTATTTGGAATTGGATATGCTCTTAACAATGACCCGCCAAAAGAAACTGCGGTACTATTGTTAGCAGGATTTGCGGCCATTATGGGCTTGAGTTTTGCTGTGATCTTTGC